GGCATCAGGGAAGCCGTAGAGATCGAGGAAAAGTATCGTTGGATGATGACCGCAGCACAGGCTAGGATCGAAGTCTGGCGAACAGAACAATACTCAGCCCGAATGGAAATCAAAGCAACCCAATGAACAACAAGCTGAACGCAAAAGAGAGACTACACCTAGCAAGGGTGAAAAACCTCCCGTGCTCAGTTTGCCAGGCATCAGCCCCGAGTGAGGCACATCACTATAAACAAGGTTTACAGTACACTTGCATCGCCCTCTGTGTTGACTGCCACAGAAATCCGATTCTTGGATGGCACGGGCAAAAACGTGCATGGGCTATCCATAAAATGGATGAAATCGACGCACTGAATGAGACCATTCGGAGATTGTGCGAGGAAATGCCCACCAAAGGCACTAAAAGCCCTTTCTAGGCGTTTTTAAGGGCTTGTCCATACCAACTATGCCAGACGTAAAAAAACCCTCCGTAGAGGGCTTGAGGGTTTAGCGTTTCCCGCTAAGTATTCGCAGAACTAGGGCAATGCAGGCATAGATCATAGGTTTTTAAAAATTCTGAAAAATGAAAGAGTCGTCAGAAGTTGACCCAATAACAGAAGTGTTGTCGCATAAATAGTTCATAACATGCTGTTTTTGTTGTTCTTCTGTTTCAATGCCATCTAAGTCTATTGAATAGTCATCTGCAATAGTTTTCCAGTTTTGTTCACTGTATTCGCAACAAATAGCGATCACATCTAATTCAATTTCTTCGCCAGTGTCCTTTTCGTATGACTCAAAATAGTCAAATAATTGCACTAAACCTTCACGGCTGAAATTATCGGGACGGATTTTCTGGAAATAGTCGCAGAATTCTGAGAAATAAACTGTAGTTTTCATGTTGACACCTATAAATTGAAACCCTTGGGAAATTCCAAGGCCATAAGCCCCTAATTTAAGGGCTTACAGTCTTAAAATTAAGCGGTTTCAGTAGCTTCTACTGGCTTAACTGAGGGCAAATAGCACCATTCAGGCACTTTGGCGAGTGCATATTCACGGGTAGGCATGATAACCCCGATAAATGCGTCATCCATCTGAGGGAATGAGACAATAGAAGATTGACTACCCCGTTGCAAAACCATTGGAATTTGACGTTTCCCGTAGAGTTCCTCCGATACATCCATAAAGCGAACGAGTAGATCAGGGTTAAATGTTGAGGGTTTTACATCCTCATCCTTGAAAACCATGGGAATGACTCGATCAGTATCGGGAAAACGTGCATCATGGGCAGAAAAACGGGTAGTTGACTGACTATCAATGCACTCTACTGCGAAGCCTTCTACTGAAAAACTAAGCCACTCGTCGCCTTGCTTTTTTGTACCCTTGAGCTTTGAGAGTGCCTCAGTAGGTAAAACAACGTTTTGCTTTGTGTCTGACCTTATGCCATCGATAAGCAAACGGCCTAAAACGTGCCCGTCAGTGGCCTCTATATACGTGCCCCGATTGTCCCTGACTACATTGATGCCTTGCAAATAATAGCGAATATCTTTTTTAGCCGCTAAGTGAAGCATTGCACGAATGTGTTTACGTTGAATAGAAAATTTCATGGTGTTTACGCCTATTAAATGATGCGAAATTGCATCGAATAGATCACCTGGTTGATGACCTACCCATTGAAATTTCACTTTATAAGAATGTCAAAATAAGCCAGTAAGCCTATGCAAAGCAATAGCCCGATGGCAATAGCGGATAGAACGTCTAAAATTGTGTTTTTCATGGTTGACCCTTAACTGTTTTTGGCCAACAGGTTGAATGACTTGAGGTACTCTCTCGCGCCTTTATAAGTATCGGCCATAATTCTATCGGCCAACTCTCCGCGCTTATACAGCTTCACAACATAGTAACCATTGTATGCAATACGCTCAAAAGTAGTGTAATTGCCGTTTTTTTGCTCAGTGATTTTCATAATTTAACGCCTATTTGTTGCACGTTCCGATTGAACGCATGGGAATAATAACAACAAAAAAGAAAAAAAACATAGGGACAAACCCTAATAAAGTACAATTATTTAAATTATTTTGTGGATAGATCATGGGTAGGCCAAGTACACCAGCAACCAGGTATTTCCAAAGAACACTAAGTGACCCTGAAAAACAGATCATGTTAGCAGCGGGTCAAGGGAATATTTGCAGAGGGTTTGAAACTATCTTGGCAATGTATCAAGAGGCACACAATCAAGGTTTTCGCCCTGACATGGGAATGAGTATTTTAATTACAGATCGCGGAACAACAAACAACCCCGATACAAGTAAACCAGTAAGGGATGACATAAGGGAATCAGTAAGAGAGAGTAAACGCGAATAATTCTCAATTAGATCAAGTCACCCTAAAAAGGTGCATCGCCTACTCTTACACTTTATGCAAAAAACGCATAACCTTTAAATAAGAATCATTCGCATTTAAAAGGACTGTACAAATAACCATTAGGGAAAACCCTAGGTGTGTATGGGGGGGGGAGGGGGTAGCGTCTGTGTGTAGATATTTGTGGAGCACCCCACCCTCAGAAAAAGCTAAAATGAACTAATCCATTCCAAGGAGGACAAAATGGAAAAAAGAGGAAGAGGAAGACCAAAGGGAAGCGTCAAGATGACCATACAGAGGTTTGCTGACAATCCACCCCTTGTACTACCTAAGACAGATCATCAACGTCTGAAGGAACTTAAAGAGTTGATGATTAGGAGTGGAGGTAAGGATGTGGCTCAGAAGGTTATTGAGATAGCCCTTAATGATGAGCATCCCCATCAATTGGTAGCACTCAAGATGTGTCTTGATAGGACTCTTCCTGTTTCTTTGTTTGAAAAGGATAAGAGTCAGAGGTCAGCAGTGACAATCAATATAACAGGGATTGGTGCTGAACCAGTTATTGTTGAAAATACTGAACAACCCCAAGACGTAGAGGCAAAGTATGGCTGATCTCAATTTTTCCTTACTGCCGTGGCAACAAGAAGTTTTTGCCGACAAAACGAGGTTCAAGGTTGTTGCGGCTGGTAGGCGGTGCGGTAAGTCTAGGATGGCTGCCGTTACCTTGCTAATCGAGGGATTGAAGTGCCCTCCTGGTTCGGCTGTACTCTATGTTTCGCCAACAATGGGACAGTCGAGGCAAATCGTCTGGGACTTACTGCTAGACCTTGGTAGAGAGGTTATTCAGAGCAGTCATGTAAACAACCTAGACATTACCCTGATAAACGGGGCTAGGATATACGTTCGTGGTGCGGATAGACCTGATACCCTTCGTGGAGTCTCATTGACCTATGCCGTTCTCGACGAGGTTGCCGACATTAAACCCGAGGCATGGGAACAGGTTATTCGAGCAAGTTTGTCTGATAAACGGGGGAGAGCCTTGTTCATCGGAACTCCAAAGGGCAGGAATTGGTTCTACGATACCTTTAAATTGGGCGAGAGTGAAGATGATCCTGATTGGAAGTCCTGGCACTTTACCACTGCTGATAACCCCTTGATTGACCAAGCAGAGATAGATTCCGCTAAAAAGACCCTGAGTTCTTTCGCTTTTAAACAAGAATACATGGCTTCGTTTACCAATGCGGGTTCAGATATCTTTAAGGAGGAGTGGATCAAATACGGGGTAAAGCCTGAACATGGAAGCTATTACATCGCTGTTGACCTTGCAGGATTCGAGGAAGTTGCCAAACAAGCAGCCAACTCTAAGAAGCGTCTAGACGAGTCTGCTATCTCAATCGTTAAGGTGACAGACGATGGGAAGTGGTTTGTTGAGAAGATTGAACATGGGAGATGGGACATTAGAACTACAGCGTCAAATATCTTGATGGCAATAAGAGATTACCGCCCTTTGTCGGTAGGTATTGAGAAGGGGGCATTGAAAAATGCCGTTCTGCCATATCTTTCGGATTTAATGCGAAAAAACAATATTTACGCTCATATAGTAGACCTTACTCATGGCAACAAGAAAAAAGCAGATAGGATTATCTGGGCATTGCAAGGACGCTTTGAACATGGCAGAATCATCCTTAATTCAGAAGAAGATTGGGACGAATTTGTTGATCAACTTATTTTATTTCCAGCCACAGGTGTTCACGACGATTTGCCCGATAGTTTGAGCTACATAGACCAACTTGCCGTAACAAGTTATTTTCAAGAAGATAATGATGACGAATGGGAACCAGTTGATGTTGTTTCAGGGGTCTGACAAAAAGTTTTGCTCAAAATGCAAAGAAATTTTATCGGTAGACTCGTTTTTCAAAAATAAGAGTCGTAGAGATGGATTGCAAGGATATTGCAAAAAATGCAAATGCTTAAGAGATAGGCAATATGACTCTGAACACAAAGATAAAATTAACGCATCTGCGAGAAAAAGACGATCTGCTGGTGAAACAAGGCAAACACATTTACGTGCTTTAAAAAACTACAGACAAAAGAATAAAGCTATTCGTGCCAAACTTCAAATGAATCGTAAAAGTGCGAAATTGCTAAGAACACCACTTTGGTTAACAGAGTTTGACCGCCTAAAAATACAATGCTATTATCAGGTGGCAACCATGAGGTCAAGAGAGAGTGGTCAAAATTGGCACGTTGACCATATAATCCCATTGCAGGGCAAAACTGTTTGTGGACTTCATGTGCCAAACAACTTGCAAATTATTCCCGCAATTGAGAATATGCGTAAGAACAATCATTATGAGGTCTGATTATGGATCAAAACGAATTCCAAGAACCTAGCGACTCAGACAAAGAGATAGTTAACTTTGTTGTCAACCATTGTGACAGATGGAGGGATTGGAGAGATGTCAATTGCCTTGATGATTGGCTAGAGTACGAACGCATCTTCAATGGTGAATGGGATGCCCAAGACAAAACCCGTGAATCTGAGCGTAGCCGTATTGTTACCCCCGCTACCCAACAAGCCGTAGAGACACGCCATGCCGAGATCATGGAAGCCATCTTTGGTCAGGGTGAGTTCTTTGACATTCAAGACGATATTCGTGATGTCAATGGTAGCCCCCTAGATGTTGCTGCCATCAAAGCACAACTGATGGAAGACTTCAAAGTCGATAAGATTCGCAAGTCTATTGACCAGATTGAGCTGTTGGCAGAAATCTATGGTACGGGTATCGGTGAGATTGTTGTCAAAACAGAGAAAGTCTTTGTTCCCGCTACTCAAGCAATACCTGGTCAAATGGGACAAGCCGCTATCGGTGTCGTAGAACAAGACCGCATTGCAGTCAAGATTGTTCCTGTTAACCCCCGTAACTTCTTGTTTGACCCCAATGGAACATCTATTGATGACTGTATGGGTGTGGCTATCGAGAAGTATGTCTCTATCCACAAGATCGTTAAAGGTCAAGAAGAAGGCATCTACCGCAAGGTAAAGGTCGGTACTGAC